AAAGCCCTAGCGAAGTTCAACGCTTGGTTTGTTTGGGGCATCGCTTGAACAACCGTTCCGCTACCTCTGGTCTGTTGAACAGTGGGCGCTAAGGTAATCTCAGATGGGTCGTAGCGAACTTGGACACGCTCGTCTGAAGAGCCTAGTAGTGATTTTAGGGTTTGTTTAGCCATTCTTATTTAATTGCTCCGTATGTTGATAGTCCAGTCTGTGCGCCACTCACTAATGCACCTGCGTAGTTTACTTCTTCGATTGGGCGATTGATGCGAAGCATATTATTAGTAAATCCTAGTCCTGCATCTCTAAGTGAAAGCTCACGCCTTACGTCTAACATTTGTCCTTGGGTATTCACCGAGTTATTATACATGGCTTCCTTACGAGTTAAGTCGTTCATAAGTGCATCCACGCTAAGTCCTGCAACACCCGCTTCACCTGCGGATACTCTAGCGGTAGCTCTGGCTTCTCTAGCGCGTGCCTTATTAGCTTGTAACTTCTGAGCCATAGCAACTTGCTCTTGGGCTTGCTGTGTGCGTAACGATGAGACTTCATTGAGGTAACGCTGTCTCTCAACCTTAGAGGCGTTCTCTTGCGTCCTCGCTTGCATCCTAGCTTGCATCTTTTGCCCTTGGATTTGCAGGCGTGTTGAGGCTACGCCCATGGCGGTGGAAGCTAACCCCACATATACTGAAGTTCCTACCGCTGCTGCGGTTGCTGATGACGCTCCGAGGGCTGCTCCTATTACTGCTGGTGGACACATATATTATTTCTTTCTATAGGTTATTATAAATTCGTAAAAGGGGTGATTGTTAAATGAAAGGGTTCGCGTAAAGGTTGCACCACAAAACTTGAGCCACTTAATGGCAGTTCTATTTTCTTTATGAACAAAGTTAAAGGTTGCACCATAAGGTTTAGTTAAAGACTGAGTTACTTTGCGTGATGCTTTAAGGAAGTCATATGATGCGTCTTGAACGGCATCAGTTCCTAGCATCCAAATATACGCCATATCAATGACTTGTCCAACACCAAGCATGGCAATAGGGACATCGCCACCGTCAACAATAGTAAGGGTAGCATCATCAGTTTCAAAAGCTCTATGCAAGGATTCCTCTGGAGTGCTGCCCATACAGGCAACTTCAAGTCTATCCTCTTTGCGTATAAAGGGAACGATGTAGTCAATATGGCTTTTCTTTGCCTTTATTAACTTATGTGTCCCTTGCTGGAAGACTAGGTTAGCCATATCGGTTAGAGCGAGAGTGAACAAAGGATTCAAATTCAGCACTCTGGAAGTTACTTGGAAGTGCACTCTCGTTCTCGATTTCTATCTTCGTATCCTGTGCTTTAGTAAGTATAGGGAAACGATAGAAACCACTATCTAAGTTAAGAGTTCCCAATACGGTAGAACCTACGACATCAGGGGTAAAGACATTCTCATAGGTATCGCGGAACTTAGGAGTTACCTTGACCTTGAAGTAAGCCGTGTTGTCAAAGTATATGGAACCGTTGCGTATCAACAACTTAGCAGCATTAGATGGACTTGTGCCATTGCCTGCTTTAGCTTTGAAGAGTTGCTCAGAGAAGGTGTACTTCATGGTATAAGGAATACCTACGAATACAGGGGTATCTGCTGACACCGCTTGTGCAAGAGTAACAGTAGCTCCAGAGTTAGTAGCGTTAAGTCTTAGTCCATCCGTCGTGTAAACCTCTACTGAGTTGTCTGCTGGGATGTAAGGAAGAGTGATTGTAGAAGAACCGTTAGTGACTGTAGATGCCACTCGCATATCTAGGTGAGTAACAAAGCCAGCGGCATCCGTAAGACCAGACTCTAGGGGCATCTCAACGAGATTGGTTTCCCCGTTGTTTACGATGACTGCGTAGAGAGTAGATTCAATAAACTCAATGCCTCGTATCTCACCAGTAAACGAGAACTTAGACCAAGCACTTAGGACTTTCTGGTTGTTGTTCCAGAAGTAATTGTAGACATAAAGACAGTTGCGTGCGTTTGTCCCATCATAATATTCATCTCCACTCAGCAACACAATCATATCCTCTGAGGTAGTCCCTGCCATGTCGATAATGTTTTTAGGAATATATGCAGGAACGTGTTCAGTGACCTCTATAGAATCGTAGGTATCTGTTGTACTGTTTACAGTAAACTCACGCAGACCTGTAAATGCTCCTCTAGTAAAAGGAAAGTATATGTAAGAGCCTAGTGGCAGTGGGTCTACTTGGTCTTCAAAGTTGAAGTTGGTAATTGGAGTGATGCTTACTGTCTTTGGGGTAAGAACATCTCCACCTTTTAGAACGAACTGTCCGTTCTCAGAGAATAATATAAGGTTCTCTTGAAATCCTTTTGCCGACTTTAGATTAGTAACTCGCGTACTTGCTACTGATATGTCAATAGGGTCTGAGTCTAGTAAAGTAGTAACTGTAGTGCGTCCAAAGTTATACTCCAGATTTCCAGAAGCATCTACAGCACCTAATCCACTTTCAGAAAGAACGACGTTTTCTCCACTAAGAAAACCCAAGCGGTTCTTGAAAAAGAATATATTTGTAATTCTCTGATTTACAAAGGAAGGAAGTGGATTCGTGTTGTCGTCCCCAGAAATTCTATCGCTAAGGCTAATAGTCTGTATTAAAAATGAGTTGGTATTATCATTAACAAGAACTAAAGGCATCGAGGTGGGTTCAACTCCTTTAGATATACCAAAGCCAACTATCTCTACCCAACTTCCTTCTCCAAAGTTTGAACCATTAGCTGTTTCAAATTTAACGTAAAAGTCATCTGCGTTGATTTCCGCGTCTCCTCTTACCTTTACTCGAAAGCCATTAAAGCATTTAATAGGTAGAGAAGAAATCGAATCTACTTCTTTGTGTACTGCCTTTAATCCAGCGTCAGCTAAGGAATCCGTTGTAGTAACTGTCATCGACGTAATATTAACAGTGGGTTTAGCCGTAATCTTAACAACACTACCAGCTTGAGTCGCTGTAAAATAACTCTGTAGAGTATTGTGGCTATTAATTTTACTTTTTAAATCTAATGCAATTCCATCTGTATTTGCGTTTGAACTAGTTTGACTGTCACCAGTTGTGTGTGTGACTGAAGCTGATGTAGTTGTGCCTGAACCTGTGCTTACACCCGCAGTAATGGTGGGTTTATTAGGGTCTGTAGTTCGTATGATATCATTAGAACCGTTTGGAAAAACTTCTGTAAGCAGACTTCCTCCACCCCTATAGCGTCCTCCATTCACAACAGTAACGTTTTGTATGCTTCCATTATTCATGGTTATTTGAACCGTAGCGTGACTGTAAACGGGTCGGTTTGAACTAAATTGTAGGGTTGCTATTCCAGTTCCATAACCTGAGCCACCATTGTTTACAGTTACAGAACTTACGTAATACTCATTTGTTCTGTAAATAGAATCAATACTAACGGAGCTGTATGTAGCAGTAGTAATGGAAGTGGTTCCAACATTTACGGTTAATGAGGCTGGAGTAACTGCTGAACCAGAACCACCAATGGTTGCTGAAAGTGAAATCGTATAATTTTTTTCATAACCGCCCTGACTAACAAAAACTAATGCTTCATTTTCCAGTGCGTCTGTAGTCACTGACTTAGCTTCAACGGTGTAATTAGCGTTTAAAAGAAACGAAGAGTCAGCAACAGTTACAGCCTTTAGAAGCTGTCTTGGAGTAGTTGTTTCAAGGTATGTACCACTAACCGCGTATCCCGATGTTGAACCGTTAATACTTGCGTCAGCACCAGTAAGGGCGTTGTAGGCTCTTAGATGAGTGCCATCGTGAATAAGAACATACTTCTCGGAGTCACTCCTATTGATAAAGTGAACAAAGCTATTACTGTCTATAGCAGTCGTAAGTAACCTAGCAATGTGCCTAGTATTAGGACGCTTCTTCAGTCCCTCTGCAACAGAGCTAAGAGCGTTTTCCTGCTCCTCACATTGACCAGCAAAGCGAGTTGCGTCAGGTTGTTGAGATACACCTTGGATAAGGTTGGGGACACTTGTATTGATTAATGCCATTAAGAGATGTCGTAGTTACGATTGATGCCAACTCTAGCTGAGGTGTCATAGTTGTCAAATATAGTTCGGTCTGAGGTGCTACCATCGGCTTCTAATAGGTTAGCTCTAGCAACGTATTCATCACGAGCAATCAAAGATTCTAACTCCCTAGACCCAATGATGCGTCCTTGGAATACTCTTGATGCTTTGAGGATGATGTATCTACGTGCTACCTCTGGTAAGCTGTCCCAATCAAGTAAACGCATTTGGTTTACCGTTAGGTCGCTTGTAAAAGTTGTTGTATTATTCTTACGGTCGAACAAGGTCGCTCCGCGTTGAACAATATCTAATGATGTGTCAATAGGGTCAAACTGTATAATGTCAGCAGGGACAGTAATAGAACCACCAGTTGGTGAATACTTCACTCCTGTCTCAGTATTAAAATGCCACCCTTCCGATTGAACGTCTTTGCTCACTTCGTTAAGTGCAGCGACAGCGACGGAGACAGACACGGGAACTGCTGCGGTGTCGCTAATGCTGTTCACAGGTGATTCACCGATGTGACCTAGCATTGAGTTTACTGCTTCTAGTTGGGTAGTATATGTAGCCATTATTATTTATCTTTCTTTTTAGGAAACCCCTTCTTCATATTGTCATAGGACTTCTTGGAGATAGTAGATTTCTTCTTGGTGCGGCTAATGCCTAGTTTCTTGCGTCGGTTAATATTTTCGTATAGGGACATAATTTAACATTTCCATCGTTTAAGGGCTAAAGCTTTACGAGTAGGGCGACCCTTAGAGTCTTTCATGGCTCCTTTAACACCTGACATTCTTGCACAGAAGCTACGCTTTCTAGCGCCTCCCTTGGGCTGTGGTGCTTTAAGATTAGAACCTGTCTTCTTATTATAGTAGTCACGACCTTTCTTGGTGAGACCGCCTTTATCAGACTTGTGTTCTTTTCGTAATGATACGCCTTTTCGTTTCATAAAATAAAAAAGCCCTCCAAGGGATTGACCAAGGAGGGCTTTGAATTTAGAGGGTTTTAAGCAGGAAGAATCTTCACTGCACACTCAGGGCGAAGGACACCATGACCCATTGCATACTTAGCAACGAATAGTGTACCTTGACGCTCGATTTGGTACTCGGACTCTGTAGCGAGGTCGAGAAGCTTAACTGTACCGATAGCTTCCTTAGTACCAACGAGGATACCATGTTCAG